GCCTCCTCCTCCGCTCCCCGCTTCCGGGTCGGAACCCCGGGCGGAGATGAAGGAGTTTCCGTAAAAGCCCCGGTTGTCCTTGACATAGACGTTCCCGTCCTCGTCAACTCCGAAGTAGGTGTCGAACTTGTCCGTGAGCTTGTAGCCCGCCTGCGTGAGCATCCCGGCCACGTCCGTGGCGGAGAGGTGCGAGATGTTTATCTGCTCCTCGGTGGCCGCGCCGAGCAGCTGCCACATCGTTAGAGCGTCGAACGCGGGCTGCCCATTACATAATGCATATACGATATCGAGCAATACGTCCTGGAGGACGGGGCCTGTAATCTCATTGTTGCCGTTCTCCCGTATAGTCTCTTGTATATCGATGATAAGTTGCTCGCAGTTCGGCATTAGCTCTCGTTATTAAAATCGTTGTTGTAATCGTTGTTGAAATCGCCGTTTACTCCGATAGTTTGCACGTACCCCCGTCCCGTCTTCTTCACGACCGTGGCGGTCGTGAATTCTGTTTCTACACTCGCGAGGTCTCCCTGCTCCTGCCACGTGGGTTCGATGCTGAACGTGTCGCAATCGTACTCCTGTCCGTAGATGTCCGTGATACGCACGTGGTCGCTCAGCCTTATGATGCGCATCGCGTCGCACAGATACTCCGGGGCGAGGAACTGAAAGCGGTATGTTTTGTATGAGATTTGCTTTTCAGCGAAAAAGTATCCGTCGCGGCTTTCTCCCTCCTCCTCGAAGATGTAATCAGGCTTGCCGAGTTCCGTGCACAGATAGAGTTTGTTGACGTAGTTCACGAGCTCGTCCCTGTACACTATCTCCCCGCAGTCGTAGTAGGCGTTCTCGTCATCCCACCATTCGATTTTGAGGTAACCGTCAAGCGAGTTGACGAGGGTCAGCACGTCGGAGTACCACGTCTCGACCCCGTCGGAAAGTCTCAGGTAGCACTGCCCGATTGGTAGGTCTTCCGGGAAGGGCAAATTAGCCGGGAACACGATTACGTCGTAATCCACATTGCTGTCCTTGACTATCGCAAGCCCGGCAGTCTGCAGGTCGGAGAGGATGTTGCGAATCTGATTGCCGTTGATGTCATAGACATACGCGGACGTTATCGTATTGTTCCTCCGTGTCCGCATTATCTGAAACGGGAGCAACAGGTTGTTCCGCGCGAAAAGCGGGTACACGTTGCCGTAGGCGTAGCTCCTGCGGTGGTTCTGCGCCTCGACATCCGTGTAAAACGGAAGCGGCGAAAGATTGTTGTTACTCTGTATCATACACAAGTTTAGCCTCGGCGACCCTACTGCTCAAATTTAATGAAAATGATTCGATTTGCCCATTTCCCACGGAAGTTTTCACAACTTTCATCGGGTCGGGTATCGTCTCCCGGCACGGCACGACGACCTCCTGCTCCTTGTGCCTCTGCACCGAAAAGGCGGAGTACGTCTGCCCGTTTATCTTCAGCGACCTCGCCGGCATGTCGAACCTCCAGTATGTCGGCTGGAGATTGACGAACGCCAAAAGGCCGTTCTGAAGGCGGTATTGGATGCCCTGCGCGTCCGTGAACTGCATGAACGGGAGTTCATACACCCCGGGCACGTAGAGGGCGTAGAAATCGACCGTAAACGACCCGCTCACACTCCGCACCGCTATCTCCGTTGTGCCCGCCGGGAGGGTGAACGTCGTGCTCTGCGTCACGTCCCCGGACGCGTTGACCTGCGAGCCTACGTTGTTCGGAACGCCTCCCACGTATGCCACCGGCTGCCAAACGGCACTTCCCGACGCGTTTATCCTCACGTTAATGGTGACGGAGCGGCCTGCGGCAGCCGGGTTGATGGTCTTCTTCGGAGAGTACCCGCCCGCTGACACCGACGAGCCGAAGCCGGGAGAATCCGGCACCCTCAGGGCGTTCATCTCCACCGACGCCAGCAGCGCGAAGCCCTCGTCACTTATCTGTCCCGGATTCAGGAGCATGTAGTCGATATCAGACGTAAACTTGCTGACCTGCACCTCCTCGACGTTCCCCCTGTCCACGTAGCCGGAAATGATTTCTATCGCCTGCCCCTCGAATATCTCCGTTACAGGATCCATCCACGAGAACTGATACCGCTCCGGCATCTCTATCTTTCCGAATGAGTATTTTTTCATCGCGTAGTCCCAGCTCTTGCCGTTGCGCGTGTTCTTCATCGCCGTGAGGTCGTAACCGACCTCCGCACTGCCATGGTACTTGCCACCATTGCGGAACCACTCTATTTGCTCGATTCGGAAGCGGTTGTTTTCGTCGATGAACCAGTAGCACTTGTAGACGTTGGCGAGCATCGTGAGCACGTCCTGCAGTGTTATATTCGCTTTCGAGGCGGGGTCTTGGTACTCTCCCGCCGTGACGTTCGACTTCGGACTTATCGACAACGTGAACGACTGCCCGCTCACGGGGTTCGTCTCGGCGTAAAGAAACTGGCTGTAGTCCGTCGTAGCCTTATGAGTGACCCCCGGGGCGAACTGCGCCAGCAACGTGCTAATAACACTCGAAATCGGGTAAGTGTCGTTGAGCATGAACGGCGCCCTCCCGTCCTCCTCGAGAATCCAGTCGAAGTCGTAGAACCGGAACCACAACGACATGTACTTCCACGTGCTCCGCGCCACCGGATAATATCCCGCCCCGTTCCCGGGCGGCAGGAAATACCTCCCATCGTCGGACATCCCCCACTCCGTAGGCTCGTCGGAGAAGTTCGTCGAGACCACTATCGTGTCGATGTCGTAGGCGACCACCCGCTTGTAATTCCGGTTGTCCTCCACGATGTCGTCCGCCGGCAGCGGGCTCGTGGCTTTTCCCTCGATTTCATCCACGTCAACGAGATAGCGCATGTATAGCGGAATCACCTGCATGTCCGCCTTCAGCGACCCCGCCTGCCCCGACGCGGGCGACAGAGTTATCTCCTTGTCCTCCATCTTCCCCGTGCCGGTGTACGAATAGATGTTCGACGACCCGCTCCGGAAGGTGTACGTCTCCGCCACCGCCCCGCCGGTGATAATGCGGGCGTACACTATCGAGTAGTTTGTCCCTGCCTTCTGAAACGTTCCGACCTCGTTCTCCCCCTGCTTCGTGATATTGCCGAGGTAAAGGCCGTTGTAGGCAGACGCCCCTCCCTGCGCGGTTATCTGTACCTCGCCGATTCTCGAAACCTCCTCGAAGTGGTATGTGTTCTTGAGCGCGTTGTCGTCGGTGGTCGAAGTGATGACGTCCTGCTCCCAGTACATCTGTGACAGAAAGCACGATATCACACTGTCCCCAGCCTTGTACACCTGTATCAGGGGGCGTTTCATGACCGACACCGGGAGAACCTCCACCGGAAGACCGGCGATATTGTACTCCTTCTCGAGCCCCGCCAGCACGTCCGTATAGCGGTCGAGAGCCTCCGGCTGCACGGTGATGATTTTGTCCTCCTCATTGATTTCGCAGTCCGTGCGCATGAACGACCCCGACCACAGCTCTGTCCACGTCCGGTAATTCTCAATCGGAGATACTGCGCTCTGACGTATCTGTATGTATATGCGCGTGTCGAAAGGCTGCGACATTATGTAGTCGTAATCCGCCCCTACGAATTTCAGATTGCCGGACAACTTCGCCCGGTAGAACTGCTGCCCGCTCTCCTTCTCCCACGAAATGGCCAAGTCGCCCCCGTAGTGCGGGGCGACCTTCTTGTACGTCTGACCGGTCAGCGGCCACGTAGTGCCGAGGTAAAAGAGATAATATACGTTGACCATACTACGACTTTATTATTCGTTTCGTGTTCTTGTAATACTCGATTCTCCGCCCCTTTCCGTCGATTATTATCCGGTGTTCGGAACTCTTCCGGAGCGCCCGCACGTTGTCGTTCAGTTCTCTGATATCCGTGCCGCCCCCGGCGAAATTGAACGTAAGCCCGTCGGTGTTGTAGGCGTTCAGATACTTGTGCGCGAAACTGCCGTCGTTGAGCGACCTGATAACCGAGGGTATGACCTTCCGGAACCTCCGGGAGTTCCTCTTGTTTATGACCGCGAAGAACTCGCCGCCCTCTGCGCGCCTCCTCGTCCCGTCCGGCTTCGTGCCTAAATCCACGTCGTTCCCGGACTGGTGCGAGCCTCCCTGCAGGAGTTCCACCGTACCCTCGCCGTAGGCTTCCGAGCCCCTTGTCATCTGCGCGGCCTTGATTTTCGCCGCGGCGAACGACGCCCACATCACCGCGATGGCGGGGATGGCTCCCAGTCCCAGCTGCGCCCACAGGTTCGCCGAGGCGGTCACGAGCGACGCCGCCTGCTGGATGCTCTGTATCGCCTCCTGCTGCTTCTGCGCCCTCGCCTGCTCCTGCAGAGCCTGCTGCTGCGTGCGCTTCGCCTGCTCGAGCTCCTTCCTCGCGGCCGCGGCGTTGTTCGCCAGTCCGGCGTTTCTCGCCTCGAGTTCCCGGTCGAGCGCCTCCTCGGCGGCCTCCACCTCCCTGTCGGCGTTCTCAACCGCTCTGTTCGCGGCGTCTACCCGAGCCTGCACGAGGCTCTCGAGAGCCTGCTTGGCGTACTCCAGCGATGCGTCGATGCCCTCCTTCTGCTCGTCGGACAACTTCAGCCCGAGAAGGTCATAGATGTCCTTGCCCTCCTTGTTCTCCTCCGCAATCTCCTCGACCTTCCTCTGCGCCAGCCCGGCCACGTCCTCCATGACCTGCGCGCCGGCGGTCAGCACGTCTTTCGTGTGCCCCGATATCGCCGCCAGCTGCTCCTGCTGCGCCTTCCGTATCTCGGTCGTCCCCGCCCGGTAAGCCTCGGCAATCCGTTCCGCCTGCTGCTCCACCACCTTCACGGGGTCGGTGTCAGTGCTCCCGAGCGGCTGGGCGTCCCCCTCGGTCGTAACGGCAACGGGTATCGTGATAGGCTTGATGCGCTTCTGCATGCCCGCAAGACCCTCCGCGAAGTTTTCGCGGAAGTCCTTCGCGGTCTCACGCCCGAGGTCGGCGAAAGCCCTGCCGAAACTCGCAACTCCCTGCTTCAGCTCCTTGAAGTCGAGAGTGAACGCCCCCTTGATGACCTGCCCGGTAGACTGAACGAGGTCTACGAAGAACGCCAGTATGTTGCCTATCGTGTCGAACGCGTTTTTGAACGTCGTCACTATCCCGTTCCACAGACCGCGCAGCAGCACGGATTCGTTGTAAAAGTCCGCAAGATAGTTATATATCGAGATTATGCCGTTAATCAGACCTGTCAGCCCCTGATTGATGAATACCTTGACGTTCGTCGTCATTCTCTCGAACCCGCCACCGGTGGCGTCGAACAGAGCCGAAAGGGCGTTCTGCAACTCCAGTTCGCTCCGCAGTTGCTTCTCCTGCAGCTGCCCGAGCACTCCCGTGCGGGCGGTCACCTCGTCGAGATTAAGGTTGATGTCCTGCAGTGTCCGTATGTACGCCAGTCCGGCGTCCTCTCCCGGGCCTCCGAAGATGTCCGCTATCGCGGTTCCCACCACGGCGGCACTGTCCGGCAGTTCGCCGAGCCTCGCGCTCACCTGCTGGATGACGTCGAAGGTCGTCATCGCTCCGGTGCGCAGCGCCTCCTGCACCTCCTGACTGGATATGCCTATGCCGTCGAGGGCCTCGGCGGTCGAGGTCGTCATCTCCCTCAGACGCAGGTTCGCCTCCTTGATGGTGTCGACGCCCTTGTCCGAGAAGATGCCCTGCTGGGCGGCCTGCGTGGTTATCGCGATGAACTGCTCGGCGGTCAGTCCGGCCTCCCGGAAATATGCCGGATACTCCCGAAGGGTGTCGAAGAACTCCCCGTTTGCGTTCGCCCCCGCAACCAGTCCCTGCTGGACGAGGTTCAGCGACTGCTGGATGTCTATCCCGAACTGCTTCGAGACGGCGTTGGCGGCGACCATCACCTCCCGGAAGTCCGAATCGAACGTGTCGGCGAGCACGGTCACCTGATTCCGCACCTGCGAGAGTTCCTGCCCCGCCAGTCCCGTGAACTGCTGCGTGAGCCTCGTGGCTTCGACCAGTCCGGCGTTGTAGTCATACCACCACTTGAACGCCCCGGCCGCTCCTGCGACCCCGGCAATGGCCAAAAACACTGGGTTCGCCATGAGACCCATGAGGGTCTTCCCGAGAGCCTTGGCGCCGTCCCCCATAGCGGTGAACGCCCCCTTGGCCTCGTCGCCTCCCCGTCCCAGCGCGAGCAGCGACTGCCCGAACTGGCTGTTGAGGCCGAGCCCCTCGACGAGCCTGTCGGAGTATGCGGCTATCGCGTCGCTCGCCTCCGTGTAGTTTCCCACGTTCAACTGATGCTTGCCGGTCTCCTCCTGCATCCGCTTCATAGATTCGTAAAGTTCTCGGGTCTTGGTTATCAGACCCTCGCTCGCCTCGGCGGCGTCCCTCTGCTCCTGCGACATCTGATTGATGCGTATCTTGTTCAGAGAGTACTGCGCCGAGAGGCGGTTGTAACTGCCCTCGACGCTTCTGTTCGACTTCGCAATGAGGTTATTAATGCGGTTCTGCTCCTGCGTGGCCTGCTTCAGTTCCGCCAGCTCCCGGGCGTTGTCCCCCTGCGCGGTCGCCAAGTCCCTCTGCGCCTTCGCCAGCCGGTCGGCATCGTCGGCTGCCTTCCGGGTCACCTGCCTCCCCTCCTCGGTCGCCCCCGAGACCTTCTGCAGCGACTGCGCCAGCTGCGCGGCGTTCGCCCTTATGTCCGCGCTCATGTTGTCGTAAGCCTCGTTGAGGGCGGTCAACTGACGTATCGCCTGCTCAATCGAGTTGTCCGGAATTATGAGGTCGGAATATCGTATCGGATTGTTGTCGCTCGCCATGATAGTTAATTTTGTGTAAAATCGTTTCTAATCGCCCTGAAACTTCAGGACATGCAATTTATCATCTTTTCGCTTCATCCCCGTGAAATCGGTGTTTTCGCGCCTTTCCGTGCTTTCCTCGCCTGCTCCTTGATAAACTCGAAAGCATTGTAGTACTGCAGAACTGAGAAGCCCTTTGGGTCTACGTGCAACGACTGCGAAAGTATCAGGCACATCTTCTCGAACTGCTTGTCGTGCTGTATCTCCACACTCTCCGACCCCGAGAACGGCTGCGGACGAAAATACGTGATGAGCGCGTCCGTCAGTTCGTTGATTCTCCTCTCGTCCTCGTCCGTCGCCTCCCCCTTCGCTATCACGCCCAGCACCGCTATCGTCCTCGCCCGCATCCGGTCGTAATACTCCTTTAGCTCCGCGTCGTCAAAGAGGCTCGGGAAATATTCCCGCAGTTCTGCGTCTATTTTTTTTTTGCACGCCTCCAGCCCGGAAGCGACGTCCCTCTGCGGCGCGTCTGAAAGCCTCTCCGTCACCCTCCGCAGGGCGTCATCCGAAAGGTCGTCACACGCCTCCCCGTCGATGCTCTTCACCAGCGCGGCGAAAGCGAGGTGCCGTGGCGACAGACCCGTCTGTATGAAGTACACGCACTGCCTCAGGCTCTGAAGCTCCGTAACGGCGTCCTTCGTGGTCTTCCCGGCGGCCAGCCGCATCGCCTTCTCGATATGCCTGTCGAAATCGGAGAGGTCGGAACCCACGCCCGAATCCACGAGCAGCATCTTGTTGTATTTGTGAAAACGCGCAACCGGCAGCTCGTCGATGGCGTCGTACACCTCCACCCGGTGGCGTCCTATCTTCATCTCCCTCATAGCAATTTCCGTGTTATCGAGGTCGAAACGAAAGGTATCAGCAGGCAATGCGCGTCCCAGAGGATGAGCGCCAGCAGAACGGACAACGCAACCCCCGTCCACCACGACAGACAGAAGTTGCAGTTGAACATCTTCGAGAAGAACGCGTTGCCGTGCACCTGCACCCACTCAATCGCGCCCCATTTGTACGCCAAGTCCAGCAGAAATGCCGCCAGCAGCGCCACCAGCACCGCGACGGCAATGAAATCCAGTAACGTCATTCGCAAGTCTCCGTTACCTCAAGCGTCCCCTCGAAGCGGAACCCTCCGAAAGGGTGCATGAGAAATTGATTGTCTATTTCCTCGAGCGAGAAGCCCCTGTATATGTTCTCCGCTAGCTCGTAGATGCGGTTGACCGTGACCCGTCCCGTCTTCAGCCAGAAGCCTCCGTTGAGAACGTCGAGCACCTGCTTCTTGACCTGCTCCTTGTTCCGCACGTCCGGCGAGTTGAACACTTTCCGGTAGTCGAGCCACACGATGAGCGAAAACGGAACCTTCAGGCCGACGGAGACCTTCGGAAGCCAGTCGACCTCCTGCGGGTCGTCGACCCAGAAGAAAGCGAAGTTGCCAATCTGCGCGTCGGGAGATACTTCGATATACTCGTTCCCTCCCACATACACGTTCGGCGTGTAGATCCGCCTCCCGCGGTTGTCGGTCTTCACGAGCCTCTCCGCCCTCCCGAAAACCTTGTCGAGCCAGCCGAGATTGTCGGCCAGCCCAGTCTGAATGTTTGAAATTATGAGGTCGAGCAGTTCCGGGTCGACCACCCTGCTAACGTCTGCCATATACGCGTTGTTTCATTCTGTCCATTATTCCGGGATAAAGGTACTCCCATCGCAGCACTCCGATGTTCTCGTCCGAGAGCCCGAGAATCTCGTCCCCGTATCTCCTGGTAAGGTGCTCCGTCTTGAAGTCCGAAGCGGCTATCTGAAAATCGAGCAACGAGACTTTCAGGAAAAACGACCTCTCGAAGTCCCCCTCGTCCCTCAACGTCACGCGGTTGTACGGCTGTCCCTTCGCCCTCTTCCGCCTTATCGTCGAGTCCGCATACGGCCTGTAGGACATTATGCTCACCCCGAGCGCGTTCTCGCCCTGCTCGTAGAGCTGCTCGTCCGCGTTCATCGCGACGATGTCGGCCTCGTGCTCGAGAATGATGTCCTGTATCATCTTCCCGCTCCCGAGGTCGTCATTGAACGAGGCGAGCCTGTCCCGCAAGTCCGTTATCATTTTCATACGTGCGAGTATCTTACGCCGTGGTTGTTGCATTTCAGGCACACCCGGTCGAGCCCCTGGGTGTCGAGACTCAACGCCTCGTATGCCTTCTTGAGGTCGTTGCCCAGTCCGCCGGGCCGTCCCTCCGGATTGCCGTCCACCTCGTAGAGGATGTCCGTCCGGGTCGCGTTGGACTGGTTTCTGTTCACCCTCACGTCGGGGTTCATCGCGAGCGTCCTCAACGCCGTGACGGCCACCTGCCTCTGGATTACGTTCGCGAATATCTGCCGCTGTGAGATGATGAAATCCGTGAGGTCGCATCCTATCGTCACCTCGCAGTTGAGGCCGTAGTTGAGCGTGTTCGTGTAGATGGTCTCGGCCACGTCCCACAACTCCGGATACTCGGCGAAGTCCTCCGGCGCGTGGTACATGAACGGCGTCACCTGCAAGTATTTCGTCAACTCCCTCCATACCTCTACGGAACCGATGTTGCAGGTGCCGCACGGCTCCCTGCTCCAGTCCTTCGAGACGTTGATAGCCTCCATTCCCTTCGGAAGCTCGTCCTGATTATAGCACAGATACCACGACCCCCCGGAGTTGTTCCCGTCGCTGATGTAAGGCAGGTAGCAGTCCTCAAGGGCGAACCACTGGAAGCCCCCGTTGGTGACGGTGAAGTCGAGGTCGAACGTCTTCACGGGGTCAATCTGCGACGAGTGGAAGAGATACATGCGCACCTTCCCCGTCGCCCCGGTCATCTGAAGGCCGATTCTCTCGATTTTCGCCGTGACGCCCATGGAGCGCACCGGCACAATCTCGAAGCCGACGAGCCTGTGGTTGTTCTGCAGGGTCGCCCTTATCCTCCCCGCTCCGTCGAAGAACGTGCGCCTCTCCAGCAGGTTGCGCGTCTCGGAGGTCAGTTGCTTCATCTGCACGAACGTCTGGACGGCGGTCGCGATGCCGTTGCGGGTCAGCCTCCCGAGGTAATCCGAGAGCATGTTATACGGCTGCCAGTAAGGGTCGCCGGAGTCCGCCGGCTCCTGATTCGTGTTATCCTGCTTCGCAAGCCACACGACGCCCCCGTGGCGGACTTTCTGCCCGGCCTTGTAGGTCGCAGTCATGTTCCATTCCGGGTATTGATAACCCCAGTCGTCGGGCATCACGGAACTCATGTTGTCGAGTGTGACAAGCGGATGCGCCCCCTGGAATGTCAGCCCGCTCTCGCTCTGCGTCAGCGATTCGTCGATAGCCTTTGCCGGGTCGTATGACTGCTCCCAGCCGACCACGTGCGCCAGCGCGTCCTGTATTTCGTTCAGTCGATACATATCTGGAATTGAAAAGAGGGCGGGGCTTTCGCTCCCCGCCCCCGGTTAATTGAAATCGTCCGAAAAGTCTCCGGTGAAATCTCCCCTACGCTCCTGCGCCGGCGGGAAAGTCGGCCGCGTTGGTCACGTAGACGGGCATGCCCACGGGAGTGTTCGCAGCGGCTGCGGCAATCTCGGCCTTGATGATTGGGTTGGCGACGGTGGCGGGGGCGCTGTTGTACGCAACGAGGAACGTCACGTCGAGGCTGAAGCCGAAGTACTCCTTGACGGCGCAGGTGAGGTCGGCGGTAGCCGCTCCTGCAATCTGCGACTGGTCACCCACCTCGGTGTAGTAGTGCGAGCCGACGGGCAGGTCGATGTACGGAAGCTGCACTACGTCCCACTCGTGGAAGTTTGCGCGGGTGCGGCGGAGAGCCTCCCTGTCGACGCGGGTCAGCACGCCCACGTTGCCGTCTGCTACGGCGAAGAAGGTGCCGTTCTTAGCGCTCTCGTTGTTCACGTTGTTGGTGTAGTGGAGCACCTTGTTGTCGTACTCCATGCGCTTGTTGACGTCGTTGTACACTCCGTGCTGGGCGAGCTTCCTGACGAGAGAATCCACTCCCGCGTTGCCGATGATGTGAATCATCTGCGGGAAGCAGTTAGCGCGCATCATGGGGTTGACGTCCCCGAGAATCTCGGTTGCCATCTGCGTGGGAACCTGCACGACGTTGCCGGTGAAGGTGTAGTTGAGCTTGTCGTTGAGCACCTGGGTCTTGCCGGCCTCGAGGGCGGCCACGGCCTGCTTGTCAAGGGCATCGGCGAGAGCGCGCGAAACTTTCTCCATCTTGCGCTGGAAATCGTGCTCGTAGGAGATTTCGTTGTCCATGTACGCGGTGGGAACCATAGTGAAGCCGACCGAGAGGGTTGACCACGCTACGGTGTAGAGGGCGGAGGTGTTCTCGTCGTCGGCGATGACGCACGAACGCACGTTGGCGACGGTCACGTCTCCGTCATAGTTGATTACCGGAATCTGAACGGTGTTGCCGATGCTCTGGAAAGCGCGGTCTTTCAGATTCTCGTTGAGGATGCTGGTGGGTGAGTTGGTCTGCTCTACGAAAAAATCGAGCGCGCCATACTCGCACGGGCGAGTCATGTTCCTGTCGAACTCGGGGTTGGAAACTCGCCAGTTCTGAAGTCTTGTTGCTACAAGTGACATAGTTGAATTTGTTTAATTGTTAATCGTTTCCGGGTTCTCCCTTCGCCCGTGTTCTGTTCTCTATCGTATCGGCAGCGCCTGGATGTTGTTGTCCTTCCACGCCTGCCGCATCGCCTTCTCGAACTCGTCGGAGCCGATTGTCTTGCCCTGCTTCATCAGAGTGTCGGCGATGATGTCGTAAGCCTCCTGCTGGTTCTTCGCCTGAGAGACGTCGACAGCGGCGGCGCCGCTCCCTACTCCGCCCCTCGGAGGCTGGGTGCCTCCCCCCTGCTGCTTCCTTCCCGCGTCGAGAACGCCCATTGCGGCAAGTTCCCTCGTCAGGAGTTCGGCAGGCGTGAACGGGTTCAGCTGTTTCTCGGGATTGCGGAGTATCGCTCCGTCCTCCCCCTTGAAGGCAAGCATCTTTCCGCCGTTGCCGTCGTCGATGAGTTCGGGGTTCATCCCCTTTATCTTCTCCGACGCCTGCTGGAGCAGTACGCGGGTCACGGCCTCCGGCAGTCCGGCCTTGAACTTCAGCGAACCCGAGGCGGCGCTCAGGGCGTTGTCAACGCGCATGCTGAATATCTCCCTCTCGTGCTCGGCCTGCTGGTTCGAGTGCTTCTCGAAAAGTTCCTTGTACTGCTCCGTGATGTTCGCGAGGTCTGCCTTGGCCTGCTTCAGCTCCTTCGCGGTCTCCGCGTCGGAACTGCCGTTCGCAATCACCTTCTCGAGCCTCGCCTTCTCCTTCGTGAGGCCGTCAATCTGTGACTGCAGGGCGGCCGCGCCCTCGGCAGTCGCCTTCATCTCCCCCATCACGCGCTTCGCGTAGTCGTAGGTCTTCTCGGTGCCGTTCTTGGCCATTCCGGTGACGGCGAGGATGTCGGCGTCAAGCGCGCCGTAAATCTCCCCCGTCTTCTTCGCGATAACCGCGTTCTCGTCGTTCTGCGAAAGGGTGGTAATTGCGTTCACCTGCTCCTCGGTCAGTCCGGCGAGCACGGCGTTCGATGCTAAAATCTCTCGTGTAAGCATAATTCTGTCCCTTTGAATTCTGCGCCTCCCGTATTAGTTCAGCGCAATCGCGTCGGCTGCGCCGTCGCTGCTGTTTACGATGTCCACCGTGTACTTCGGAGCCGCAGCGGCGGAGAGCGCTCCGGAGATTTCGATAATCAGGTTGTCCTGGTTTGCAATCTGTGCCATAATCTTGAAATATTAATTTTTATTTTTTTTCGTTCTGAGCGGCCTTGAGCTCCTCGAGCACCTGAGCCCTTATCTCCGCCTTAAGCGCGTCCATTTCGGCCTTTCTGGCCTCCTCGGCTGCCTCCCTGCGGGCTTTCTCGGCGGCCTCTGCCTCGGCCTTGTGCGCCTCGTACCATTCCGCGGGGTCGTGAAGGATGTCCACGGTGTAACCCAGTCTCCGCAGGTTGTGAAGTCCGAAGGATTCGAAGAACTTGCGTCCGAACTTCTGCAGTATCGGTTTCGAAAGCCTCTCGCCGGTCTCCTGGTTGAATTTCTTGACCTCGATGCGGCAGTGGTACATCATCTCCTCGCCCTTCGGGCAAATGTAGTTCTTGGGCGTGACGTCAAGCAGTGCGACGTCCCTTGTCTTACCCTTGTCTGTTTTCACGAGCATATTCCTTGAATTTATCGGTTATGATTTCGATTTTCCGGGCGAACGGGATGGCACTGCCAAACTCCAGTATGTTAGTGTTTTCCCGTTCGAACCTCCGCACGAAATTAGCGAAATCCAACTTAATACGCAAATCGTCTTCCGAAATCATACCCTTCGAGTAGAGGTCTGTCGCCTCCGCCCTCGTCAGGTGCCTGTACGGCTCGAGCTCCGCGAGCAGCAGCATGCGCTGCCTCTGTGTAGGGTCGTTGCGGTATTCCGTTTCGACAATCTGCTGCTGCAGGGCGTCGAGCTCCGCCTCGCTCGCTCCGCTCTCCTTCGCAATGCGGTACCTCTCCCGCAGCTGCGTCGGGTCGAGCAGGTAGAACTCCGTGCCCAGGTTGATTTTCGCCGAGATGAACTCACCTCCGTAGCGGAGACGGCAGACGGTCTCATCAACGAACTGCTGCGCCTCCTCGAAACCCTTCTTGACGCGGTTGAGCACCGTGGACTGGCTCTCGAAGTTCGCGCGTATCTGCTGCTCGTTGAGCGCGTCCCTCGTGGTAATCTCCTCGTTGGTCCCCACGACGGCGGTGATGATTTCCGTGCGCAGCCGCTCCTCCTCGGCTACGTTGTAGTCGAGGCTGTTGCGGTCTACCGTGAGAATCTGCACGGGGTTGCGCATATCGGGCACCTTCTCGGACGGCACGGGCACCTCCACGAACGTGCCCGCTCCGACGATGCGCTTGTCCCCGCACTTGGGGCAGCGCATCAGCAGTCCGGACGCGTCCAGCTTGTAATGCCCCTGCCTGTCTTTCAGATACCCTCCGTCGCAGTAGTCTCCGTTCTCCTCGTTCGAGTAGTCGCAATCCTTCTCGTAGCCCGAGTAGATAGGATACGACCCGAACAAATCGAGCTGCCTTTTTGAGAGATGGAAAAAGAGATACCAGTCGAGCGATTCAAGCTCCTTGGAGAGCGGGGACGCCTTCACGTCCGGGTCGGCGAGCGAAAGCGGCTCGTTCCAAAAGAACCTTGCCGGACAATACCCGAGCGAGTGCCGGTTCTCGATGAGCAGTTCCCCGATGTTGTCGTGGTCGTTGCGGAACACGCGGTAACTCTCATCGTCGATGACGGCTATCCTGTTCCCGTCCTGACGGAAGATTATCCAGCGCATCACGCCCGTGTCGGGGTCTGCCTCGTAGGATACCACGCTTGCAATCGGGAGCCAATAGAAGTACGGTTCGGGGAGTTCCCCCCTCTGCTCGGCGGGGACATCCACGACGAGCACGCTGTTGATTTCCGTCTTGAAGTATTCCCAGCCTTTCGTCGACCACACGAGAGGCTCGCCCAGCCGGTTCTGGCGGTAGTCCTCCCAGTCGTCGCGCTGCTCGGTGTTGGTGAACTGGTAGTTGAACGCCGGGTTGCGCCCGTCGAAGATTCTCGACAACTTGTCAAAACAGATGCCCGTTATCTCGTTCGTCTTGACGGGATAACGGAACATCGTCTTGAAAATCTTGAACTTGTCGTGCGGGATGAGGTTCGAGACGAACGCGAGGAAGTCGGTTATCGGCTGCGTGACGTAAGGCGTCACCGCCGTCTGCACGTGAAAGCGCAGGCGGTTCTGCTGGAATATCGCCCGGCTAATCGTCGCCCTGTTTCTCGGCTCCGCTATCCGCTTTCTTATGTCTCTTGTACGTAATCCCATTTTCGCGGTCAAATTCGAATCGTGAATCTTCCGGGAGTTCCCAGCCTCCGTTGTTCCGCATCCTCAAAATGCGCTCCGCGTGGCTGGCCTCGAACTCCGCAACCATTCCGTGCCTCGGGCAGCACAACGTAACTTTCGTTGCCTTGTCCATAGCGCACGCCTTTATTCTTCTGCCGCTACGAGGTCGGTCAGAGGGTTGAAGTCCTCGGGGGTGACGATTACGAGGTCGTCAGACCAGTTGGGCAGGAACGACCACTGAATCGCGTTGCTGTCGGGAGCCTCGAGACCTCCGAGGGTCTTGTCTCCGATGAACAGGGAGCGAATCTGAATAGGATAGTAGTCGCCCTCGGTTCCGCCCTTGATTGCTCCGATTGCTCCGTTCTCGTCGAACAGATAGATGCCGAGGTTGTCCGCCCAGCTCTCGCACTGGAGTTCCTTGAGCGCCTTGATGACGGACTGGGGAACCTTGCGCATCGCTCCGGTGAAGGCGGTGGGCTCGCGGCCGATGATTTCCTCGACGCCTCCGAGGGTTTCGTTACCTCCTCCGAAGGTTCTTGCCGCTCCACCCTCTGCGGCGGGCGCCTGAATGTAGGGCGATACCACCACCTTGGTGGAGTTCGCGGCGGAGAGGAGAGTTGTCCACGAGGCGAGCTTGGTGATAGCTGCGGCGGTTGCGAACTTGTTCTTGGTGCCGTCGTCCTTGAAGATGCGCTGAAAAGCGACCTTCTGAATCTGTCCGAAACTCTCGGAACACTTCACGGCGGGAATGTCGGGCAATGCTGCTCCGGCAGGACATTGACAAATCATTTGTTTACGAATTTATGGTTGAACATTGACGTTAATGGCGACCCTTAACCACACGCGAATGTAATCATTTTCAGCGAGAATGCAATATCACCCCCGGTAAACGACCCCCCTGGACGCCCTCGCATAGGGCTTCGTATTGTTGTCCGTGAGTTCCTTCTCCGCTATCCCGGTCAGCGCGTCCTCGATATCGTCGTGCGCATTGGCCGAGAAATCTCTCAAATACCCGGTCAGGTGGTCATACGCGGCCTTGTACCTCGTCTCCCAGCCGAACGGCATCACTATCTGGGCGTTCACCACCGCGGAGTTCGTTATTATCCTGCTTTCCTTGTTGCCGTGCTGGCTGAACGGCTCCGTCAGCGCCCTCGTTTTCTTCGTTATTATCTTCTCGAACGTCGCCCCTCCGTTGTTGCTCTCTATCCACGCTTTCTGCGTGCCGTTCCGGTTGAGCATCGCGGGGACGGTAACCGTCGTCACGTCGGCGTTCTCCTGCGTGTATATCATATCCGTCACAAGGGCGAAGAGAATAGGCTCGAAACGCCTCGTCTTTTCGTTGTAGGCGTCGTTATCGCTCCGGTAGATGTCATAACATACGGAAGCGAGATAATCGCCGCCTTCGTCCGCCACGTCGGTGTAGTTCCCCGAACGGATGTACGTCCCCCACTCGGATTTGTCGACCCACGTCTTGAACGGATGGTAAAGCCGCCCCTCGGCACTGCCCGGGTTGCCCTGGTACAGGCATTGGAACTGCACTGGGTCGAGCGCCCTCTGCGCCTCCAGCTTCTCGCGGCTGTGCCTCCCCTCCCAGAGAGCCTCGCCCTGCTCCCTCGGGTCTATCTCCGTAGGCGCCCCCACCTTCAGGGCCTCGAAGTTGACGCGCAGCCATCCGCCCTCCGGAACGTCGTCCAAGTCCGACCACGTGCGGAAGTCGACTATCTCCTCCCCGCTTTTCTCGATTCTGCCGATGAGGTCATCCTCGTTCCAGCGGGTGAACACTATCAGTTCCTGGGAATCGTTGTGAAGTCTCGTTCTCACAACCGTCGTATACCATTTCCACGCAGCCTCGCGCACTATCGGGCTGTTGCCCTCCGCATAGTCCTTATAGACGTCATCGAGTATCATCACGTCCACGGTTTTCGACGTCAGGGCTCCGCCCCTTCCGACCACCCTGAGCGACCCGCTCCGCCCCACTACCTCGAACACGTCGGAGTTGCGCAGCCAGTTGTCCGCCACCGTCACCACGTTCGACCCGTTGAGGTTCGTGTCCGGGAAAAGCAAGTGATATTCGGAGGTGTCGATTATCCTCTGAACATCCCGGTTGAAGTCCTTGGCTATCGTGGCGGTGTACGAGCCTATGCAGATTTTCCTGTCCGGGTCAAGCCCGAGGATGAACGCCGGAAGCATCCTTGACGCGCCCTCCGTCTTGCCGTGCTGCGGCGGCATCTGTATTATCAGTTTCCGAATCTCCCCGTGCGCGAACTTGTCGAGCAACTCATAATACACCCTATGGAATGGCTGCATGTCGAGGGACGGCTTCATGTACCGGGCGAAGTTCATGAGACGGCAACGGGCGGCCGCCCTTACGAGCCCGCCCGGATTGTTGAGTATTTCCCTCGTTCCGACATTCATAACGTCTTGCTCATCCCTATATATTCGGAAACTCGACTGCCTTCAATTTCCGACGTCGACATCTCTTTTCATCTTCTCGAGTTTCTGCCGCTCCTTCTCCTCGCTCTCGGCCAGCGCGTCCTGCAGCTCGTCTGCTATCCGGAACAACGTCGCCTTCGGGATGTTGTCGAAGCACGTGCGGCTGCTCTCCTCCTCCTTCTCGCGCTGGAGCATCTCCATCTGCTGCCTGTTCTTCCATCTGTCGGGAGCGAGGTTTGAAAGCGCGAAAATCAACGCCGTCACATTCGGTGCGTAGTTCTTCTTCGTCTTCTCCTGCTTCACGATAATCGGGTTGCCGTCCGCATCTCTCCCGAACGTCGTCTTGCTCTCCTCCGCCTCGTATCCGAGGGCAACTTTCCACAACGAAGTCTCGAGTTTTCCGATGATATTGTCCTTGAAAATCTCTTTGGCCTCTTTAACCCGCTCGGAGAATCCGGGTTTATTTTTGACCCACTCCGCGAACGTATCCTCGCAAATTCCCGCCTTCTTCCCTGCCTCTTTCTGCGTGTCCCCCTGTGCGAGGAACATGCAAATCTTGTCGACTATCTCCTTGCTGTATTTCATTTCTTCGTCCTCCATGCCCGCTTCGGCTCGTTAGTAAAAGGGATATCCTCCGAATAGGTGTCCCATGCTATGTTCGCGTGCTCCGGCGCGCCTTTCATCAGTTTCGGAATCAGATACCTGGGATTGATTCGGTGATGCAGTCTCCCTCCGTTCATCACCTGCCTCTCCGCTATTATCGCGCTCGGGTACTGGATTACAGTGACGAGTGCCTTGTTCAGCAGCTTGCACTCGTGATACAGATCTGTCAGCCCTCCCCTGGAAACTGCGCTCGGCGTCTGCAGGAGAACGAGCACCGAACCCAGCGAGCCGGTGAACAGACCTTGATTGTATACCCCGACGAACTGGCTGGTGTCGTTGTCCTGCACGCCCCTTTCTCCCCGATACATAAATCGCGTGTCTACAAATGTCGTGTTCATCACCTTCCAGCGGATGAGCCGCTTGTCCGGAATCTTGAACATGTCCCCCGTCTGCGTGAGGCCGAACAGACCTATCCTGCGCGACTCCATGAACTCCCGCACCCTTACGAACATACCCCTCACGTCGTCACCCGTGGCCACCCTCCGGTGAACGTTGAAAGGCTTGTAATGATAACTTCTCGTATCGTCGTCCTGGACTACGTAGAACGTGACGCCGTTCTCCCTCGCCCAGTCGTAGAACATGTTCCTCGCCTGCCCGGCGCTCCTTCTCGAGACGCTGGCCCGGTGGACGTAGTCATACCTCTCTCTCGCCTCCTCCATGTCGAATACGTGCAGGTTTACACCATACTTGCGGCAGGCGTCCTCGTACTCCGCTCTGTCGTCGGCCTCGCTGTCAATGAATACGTGTATCAGCTCCCCCGGGTATCCGATTTTGAGGTAGTAGTTCACGGTGGCGAGATTGTCCGCACGGTGGTAACTCGGAACAAGAATTGGCGGCAGTTTACTCCCGTTCATCTTCCGCCGCCTCCAGCCCGGCAACCCGTATCAGTCCGTCCTCGATGAATCCGCCGACCCCCCCGTCTATAAGCACGAGGCGGAGCCTCTCCATGACCCGTTTCTCCTCGTCGCTCGCGAGAAAAGCATAATAGTTCGCCACGCTCTCGAAGTCTATGCGTATGAACCGGCATGCGAAAATCTTCATGACCTCCTTCTGCTTCTTCGGGAGACTCGACGCCTCTATCGCTTTAACCTTCTCGCGGAAGAGGCTCATGTCCACGCAGTCCTCGAGGTTGAATTTCTCGACGGATTCCGGTTCGTAGTACGGGGTGTCGAATTTCATCTCCGACAATTTCGCCGTCTCCTTGTCCTCGAGCCTGCGCATCATCTTGTCCCAGTCGTCTATGCCCCAGTTCTCGAGCGGCAAGTCCGCCCATCCCTCCTTGAGCATCTCCGTGTCCCACTCTCCGAAACTTCCGTTGTCCTTCACGACAATTTCCTTCAGCTTCTCGGCGGGCACCCCCTCCAGGTCGTCTATCACGATGCAGGGCATCTCCTTGTAACCGAGGGCGAGGCACGCGGCGAGCCGCATGTTTCCCCCGAGCACGACATACCTCTCCCCGAGCGGGTAGACGAGTATCCTCCTCGCCTCCAGCAATTCGGGCGTCTCCTCGATGCTCCTCGAGAGCGAATCGAGCGCCTTCTTCGTCCATTTCCTCGGATTTGCCGGAACTCCCGGAATCTGTCCCGTGTTCGGGTCGATGAGTCCGGCGTCAATGAATCTGTTTGAAAATCTCATACCTTCCCCTTGTAGTTAATTTTCTCGAATTTCCGTTCTGGCGGCGTTATCCCGTCCGGTCAATATCTTTACCACTCGAACGTTTCGAGCCGCCTACGGGTCAAATATAGTGCCTTTTTGGGAATCTTCCGAATCTTCCCCGGAAACACCGAACCCAGGAGCATTTCCGGGGTAATGTCTGTTTCTTTATATTATCAAATCATTAAAGAATGTCTGTCTATCACCGCGAGCAGTTCGCGCAGGAGCGCCTCGTACTCCGTCTCCGCCGTGAAGGGGTCTTGCGGCCTCTCCTGCGCCTCCAGCTCCCTGCGGAGCCACTCGCGTATCATGTAGATTCTATTCATTTTTCGTGCGCGGGCGGGGAGTCGAACCCCTGAATACACTCTACGGATTTACACATGCAACCTTTGCAAGTAAACTGTAATAACCCTTCAACCGTGTCGCCAGCCCGCGCCCGGCGCATCACTGCGCCTACTCTCTCAGAACGGCAGGTCGCCGTATCCCACGATGAACGCGATGCACTCCGACGTCCTCCATGTCCACAGAAGCCTGTCACCCAGTTTCTCGGATACCGCCCCGCGTATCTTGCGTATCATGTTCTCGTCTATGCCGTCAGTCTTGAGGACGATTTGAAAATTGTCCTCCTGCTCGTCGATGCTCACGTTGCGGCCGGCGATACTCGCAATCATGATTGCCGTCTCTCTATCTATTCTCGTCAGTCTGTTCATTTCATCTGTCGTTTGATTATTTTCCAGCTCCGTTCGTCGATGATAAGTTTCCGGGGATACTCGACAATGTCCCCCTTGTCGAACACTATCGTGAAGAGTCCGAGCTGCCCCTTCGTGGGGATTTCCACGACCCTGCGCGGGTCGCGCATCATCCAGCCGTAACCCTTGTATCGCCCCCGCTCCGCCTCGGGTATCCCGGTTCGCTCCCAGTCCTCGGGCGTGAACTCCTCGAGCGGCTTGACGTCATACAACTCCACTATCCCCATCGTAGCACCGCTCGCCAGCCCGACAATCTCCGGTTTCGCGGACGAGCAGATGAGCACGTCCCCCCGGTATGCCGTCCTGAGGCTCCGCACCTCTATCGACTTCATCGCGTAGACGTGCTCCCCGTCAGTCCCGTACGGCTCCACGAGCCTGGACGCATACGGCTGTTTGACCACCAGCGCCCTGTAACGCTCGTGCAGCCCGGGGTCGAAATCTTTTCTATCGCGCTGCATGGTCAGAAGTCTTCGAGTAGGTCGTTGAACATCCCTCCGTCGGTCGGGGGCGCGTATCTCGGCTCCTCGGGCTCCGGTGCGGGAGCCTTCTCCCTCGCGGCCTTCGAGCCGAGCATCTCCACCATATAGCCGACCACCTCGGTTATTCTTCGCTCCACTCCGTCCCTGCCTTCGTATGACCGGGTGCGTATCTTTCCCTCGACATAGAGCTTGTCGCCCTTGTGGATGTATTTCTCCGCCACCTCGGCGAGACCTCCCGACAGAACTATGTTGTGCCACTCTGTTTTGTCCTCGACTTTCGTTCCGTCCTTGCGGGTGTATCCCCTGTCGGTGGTGGCCAGCGAGAACTGGGCGACCACGCCCCCGTTCTCGAACCGCTTTATCTCGGGAGCCTGACCGACGTTCCCGATAAGCATGATTTTGTTTAGACTCATTTTTTCGTCGTTTAGAAAAGTTGAACAATCGCCTTTATCAACGAATAAAGGCTCCACGCATAACACATAATCGTAATGATTGCGAACGCCCAAAACGTAATTTTGTAGGCTTTTTCGGATTTCAATTTCATTTTTGTCGTCGTTTTACTTGAATTTCACACAATCGAAAAGGTATGTCCTTTTCTCGTTCCAGCCGCAGGCGGCGTTGAGCGCCTTCCTGTCCGCTTCGTTAACGAACTCGCAGTATTTCCCCGCCGGGCATTCGCCCACGACTCTGACGGCCTTGCCCACCAGCAGACGGCGGTGCCGGAAATAGCCGGAGTTCTCGCCCACCGAGGCGACCCTCACGACTCCCCGTGTGAAGTCCCGCGCAATTGACCTCATCGAGGTCTCCCGGTAGTCTGTCCTCTTCATAACTGCATGTAATCTTCCTTGAGCATCTCGATTATCCTGACGTTTCCCGGGTAAATTCGCATGTTCTCCCGGTCTCCGTTCTCCCATCGGTTGTGCATCTCGAAGCAGAGTATGTTGACGTTCCTCGGATCTGTCGCCATCTCGGGATGCGCTCCCCTCGTCAATATGTGACTTATGTACACTGCTGAGTAGTTCGGAAGCGGGCGCATGGTCTCCTCGCACTGGTGCGGTTTCCTCGCCCACACCCACCGGAAGAACTTCTCGTTGGCCCGCATCGTGTCTATCTCCCCCCTCCCGAAAAGCTCCCGCTGGAGTTCCACCCGGAGACGGATGTCGACCTTGAACCGCCGCCAGTCCAGCAGAGGCTCGAAGCCCCTGCCGACGGCGTAGCGGTATTCGTCATAATCCGTTATGATAATCGGCTCGGACATCACATCGGCATGTCTTCTCCGAACAACTCGAGCTGCGCCTTCTTTCCGCGGAAAAGGAACGCGTAGACCTCGCTCTCGATTTCCGAGACTATCTTCTCCAGCTCCTCCTCGAAGCCGAAGGAGACCGTCTGGAAACGGATGCGGGGCGAATTGATTGCCACCTTCATCCCATTCGCCACCTCGTAAAGCGCGGTGATTACCACGCCTACGTTGTCGCCCTCCCCGGAAAGGGAGATGCCGCGTATCTCTATTTTCTTCAGCACTTCGTCGGCATACGCCCTCGCGGCCTCGTTCTGCTTCGCCGTCGCCTTGAACTCGCCGGCCTCGACGACAGAGAGGAACGAAGTGATGTTGAATATTCTCCCCATTATCGAGCGCAGCCGCTCGAAAAGCGCGCGCAGGTCGGGGTGGAAGTCCTTCTCGCTCTCCACGTGGTACTTGTTCGTGTAACTCTCGTTACCGACCACCTCGGTGACCTGGTAGTGTACATCAAGACCGCCGTCCTTCATGGCCTTGACTTTCGAGAGCATGAACGAGCTCTCGCTTGGAATTGTCATTACGTTGTCCATTTAATTTTGTTATTATTTACCCCCCCCC